CGGCAAACTTGGCCATGTCGGCGCGGAACGCGTCCATCATCGACATCATGTCTTCGTCAGCTTTTGCCACGTCGCTATCTCCTCTGGTGGAAACGATTCCGTTCGGTTCGCCGCCCTTGTCCCAAACGCCTACGCGACATATCGCGAGATGGTCCAACGAGCTTGGCGGCCCCTCGACCAGAATCTTCTGGCCGTCGATGATATGCGCAGTATTACCATCACTCTTGCGAAAAACAACTGCCGGTGAGGTCGAGTATTCATCTTTCCGGTCCGGATCGGTCAGCATCATCGCGCAGGCCGCGTCACGGATCTTGGCGATCCCCCATACCTCGTCACCTTTGATGTAGGGCAGGATGATCGACCCGACGATGCGTTCCCGGTATTCGTCGGTGTCCAGCGTGGCGTCCGGCGGGTGCTCGACGATCACCTCAAGCCCGGCGCACCGCGCGAGAAAGTAGTCGTTCAAATACAGCGCGGGATCGCGCATCACGAACTCTTTGTGCTTCGTGCGGAACGACATGCCGGTGCCGGTAATCCGCATGTCAAACAGCCATGTGTTGCCCATGTGCTGCTGCGGCGAGGTCAGTCTTCCGTCCTTGATCTCGACCGCGATGTCGTATTCGTTCATCGTGAATTTGGCGATGGCCGCCGCCGCGCCGGGATGCATGGGCTGCGGGGGCGCCGAAAGTGGGCACCACGCATAGCCCGTGTGCTCCTCGTTGAGCGTCGGCTCGAACTCGTCCTTCACCCGCATGACAAACGTCGTGAAGTCCACTTGCGGTTCGGTCTCAACCGGCGGGGCGAGCAAATCGATGCTGGCAGGCTGCGGAATAACTGTGGATATCCTGCGGCAGTGGATCGCCATGGTGCCCTTGGGCATCTGGCCGATCTCCTCGCGGCACTCGCGGCGCGCGGACTCCTCGGCTGATTCGCCGTCCTCGATCTTGCCTCCAACAAAGGCCCACTCGCCTGGATGGTCACCTTCCGCGCTGCGTTGCAGGAAAAGCGCCTTGTCGCCTGAGACAAATATCACGCCGGCAGCGCGGATGATGTCAGACTGTTTTGACATTTTGATATTGTTAGAATTTTCTGCGGAATCTTGCCGGGATTCATCCTGCACTGTCTCAACCACCACTATAATGGGCTGGCCTACGCCTTTTGGCGCCCGGATATTGGTTATTTTCAGTTTTGCGTTTTTTGGAAGAAGAACCTCTTTTTCGTGATCGTTATCGCTGATCCCGTCAAGGTCCAGACCATGCTGATCATCCCCCACGTTGATGATCATCTTCACGCCGCCGATGGAGTTCATCCCGGCGATGGCTTCGTCTTTTGATGTGGACAGAAAGCCCTTGTCTGAGATTACCTGACCTACTTTGATCTCATCGCCCCCAATCACTGATTTGAGCCCTTCCTTGCTCAATCCGCGATACAGCTTTGTGCCTTTTGGAACGGTCGATTTGGCGATGGCCGATTCCAGCTTCTGTGCTGCAGGTCCGGCATCTTTGCCAGCCCGCAAAGCCTTGTTCACCCGCAGGAAGTCGTCACCACTGTAACTAGCGAGATATGTCTTCTCCGTTGGAGTAAGGCGCGCTTTTGATGATGCCTTGCCACCACCGGAACCAAACTTACCATCGCTGTCACGGGGATGGTCACTTTCCTTGAAATCGGCATCAATGCGATAGATTTCGACTTCATCACTACGCGCTTTTGCGGCAGCAATGATCGCATCTAGTTTGGCAATAAGATCATTGGAATCGCCTCGCGCCTTTGCGTACGCGATGGCCGCCGCTTGGGCATTCGACATGCTGGGGTGCGCGTGTTTTTCCGTCGCAATGTTTTGCGAAATGGCAGCGTGAGATTTTCCGGCGACGAGCGGCATGGTGGATCAATACCACATCTGCGGGAAATTCAAGCGGGTCGTTTTAACAGCCACCGCGCCAACCGCTGCGGCAGCCCCATCGGTTTCTGGACCCTTGCCACGCCGGCACCGATCCCGCCAGAGCCCGCGACCATGATCGACGTGTAGCGTGGTGGCGCGGCGGCGATCCGGTGCAGGAAATCTCGGATCATCTGAAAACCTCTACTGAAGCGATTCTATCCATGTCGTCAGCTTCGCCTTGTCCTCGTCCTTCATCCACCAGCCATAGCCAAAAGTGTTATGAAGTTCGATGCCCTTTTTTCTTAGAGTTGTACGAACTCTATGCAATTGGACATCGATCTGTCTGTCATTTTCTGGAATATCGCAATCAAGGCGCATTCCAAATATAGCCCTGACAAGATTGTCACGTGACGCTATTTTAACCGTATAAATAACGCTTATTATTGCGCGCTGTTGGGGAGACAAAGGAAGTCTCCAAAACTCGTTCTTTATTGTTGTTATCCCTAATAGTTCTTCTAGTTCGGCAACACGATCCCGCAATCGCTGCAACTCATTGGCTGCGCCCGCGAAGTACTTGAGACTGTCTATGGCGTGAATGTTCATCCCATGGCTCCGGGCAAGAAGCAGTTAACGACCGGCAGTCCGTCCTGATAGGTCAGCCACACGATGACCTGACCGATCCGGTTTGGCTCTGTGATGACGGCGCTCTCTGGCACGTCTAGCCAGTCCTCGCGCAAGCGGACTTGATAATGGCCGTCCTTGCTTCGCCAGTCCGCATCCACCAGCGCGCGACCGTCGCTGATATCGCAGCACCATGCGCCGGCTGGGCTGTGCAGCGACTTCACCCAATCATGTCCCGGCAATGTGCCGTACTTGCCGTCATCGTCCCGCGCCGGGCTAAGCCGGATCGAGAATAGCAGGGCAATCAGTGCCAGTACGCTCACCGTGGCGAGCGCAAGATACCCCTTGCTGGACCTCGCAGGCTCGTTCATGAGGCGCGAACCATGATGCAGCAGGGAATGGTGATCAGAAGCCAGCGCCAGTCGGCAAAGGCAAGCGCGGCACAGAATGACAAGCCGCCGATAACAAGAATGCCGATGCCGACACGCAGGCTCATATTATGAACTCTTTCCCGCACCGCCGACACGACATGCACCCGAAGTGGATTGGAAACCCGAAATCCGCGTCCTGGTAGTCGTGGAAGTCCTCGTGCATCTCACGGCCCTTGCTCATCTCGCACACGGCCGCGTCGTTCACATGCAGCCACGCCAGCATGTAAAGCCACGCGCGTCTGATCCGTCTCATTTCGCCCTCGCGCCCTCAAGCGCCTTCCGCATCACGATCAACGTCGCCTGCCGCACGCTTATGTAGGTCGCGGCCTCGGCCTCGGTCAAAAACTTCTCACAATTCGTGCACTGGTAGAAGTGGTCTTGCTTGTCGCCTTCGCCCTTTCCCCAGACCATCGTTGGGCCAAGGTGGATGCGTCCGCAGGGAACGATAGGCGCTGGCATTGGCTTCCCCCTGTTGCGCGCGTAGACCGCAGCGAAATAGACCACCGTCGCGATAGAAATCCAACCGAAGATTTGGAGAGCGAATAGCATTATCGTTCACCTCGGATCAGGTGGAATTTCCTCGCCAGTCCAATCAGCCAATTTCAGAAATACATGCCACTCACAACCGTTCGGGTCTTCAGGATAGATGCTGCCCTTCTTGTGATAGAAGGATGCCGTCACCGTTCCGTCCGCGTGGACATGATGAAGCCCGATGCCGCTGACGTGGCCGCAGTTGCATCTGATCAAGGGCTTGACGGTCTTGCCCTCGCTGTCGGTCGATCTAAACCATCCGGGCTTTCCAACTACGGGAAAGCCTTCCCATATGCTGCCTTCGTGCGGGAGCTTCGGGATTGTGATCGTTTCCGCCATCGACGTTCCCCCTTGCTAGGACGCCAGCTTGGCTCTCGCGTCCGCCAGCGCTGCCTTACCTTTAGCCGTGAGCATTTCCGGAGGCAACGACCGCAGAGCAAAAATCCATCCCATGTAGCAAGAGCAAAAGGGAAGTTCTGCTACTTTCTCGGTGTCGCCGTAAAATCCCATCTTGCCCGGCTTCACCAATCCGGCCTTGTGCGCCCAGCTATCGCGGATCAGAAACACTTGCTCATCGCGTTCCTTGTGATCCTCACGATAGTTGTACCCCGACATTCGCCAGAGGCTATGCCATGTCCCCGCAATAGCGCCGCCGCTTTCCGCCACAACCTCGTTGATTGAACCGACGAGCTTGTGGCTCTGGTCGATCAAAACTCGGCGCTCTTCGTAGGGCAAAGACGATAGCGCCTTCCCAACTTCCGCTTTCGTCTCACGTTTCTTCGTCTGCTCAGTCCCACCTGCTGGCACACTCGACATCCAACCGGCAAACCGCTGCAACGTCGCGTCAATCGACTTCTTGCGGTTTAACTTGATGAGTTGGGCGCTCGCCATGATGCGCTTCGTCAGTTCATCATGCATCTTGGGCGCAAGGTTCCTCAGCGTAAACGTGGAAACACCGGGGTTGATCCGCGCAATCTCGCCACCGTCCACCAGCTTTTTGTATCGCGAGACCAATCCGTCCCGTAGCCATTGCTCCATCTGGCTCTCGGATGGCAGGCTTTCCATCGCGGCTAGGCGCAGCTTCTCCAGCCACTTCTCCATGCGCTCGGCCTTGTCGAAACCATGATCGACAACATCGTTTATGGCGGCGCGTAGGATGTCGTTAAAGGTGGGTTTCTTTGCCATCTTGCCCTTTGCCGTCCAGCCTCTTGAATACGCTCGCCGTGGCGTCGAGCGCGGCCTCAAGCGTTTCGATCAGGATCACCCGGACCTTCTCAGCGCGCGGCCAGTCCAGATCGGCGCACGCCTTGTGATAGTCGGCCATGTAGCCGCCCAAGGCCCCGTAGCAGGCCGCGCTGGCTTCCATCCGTTCGGCAAGCTCATTGAGCAATGGGCGTGGCACTTCGGCCCTTTCCTCGGACTTCGCTGGCTGATGCCGGCAGGAACGCAACGGCCTTCAATCCGGTGAATTGCGGCTGGCTGTCTCCAAACTTCCGATCCGGCGATGGACCTTCCTCGTTCCTCGCCTCAAGCTGCTTGTCCTCGTTGCTCTCCTGCCGGTCCTTTTGCTCCAGAAGGAACTCCAGCAAAGCCTCTCCGTCGATCACAAGCGGATTCGGGAATAGACGTTTCAGCGAATTGAAGTTGTCCACCAGATACTCCACCAGCTTTGCCTTGTTCTCGGGATCGACGATGGGTAGCAAAATCTGAACCTGCGCGATCATGCTCTCCAGCTTCACCGCGTCAACCTTTATCAACTCGCTCTCGGGCTCCCGCATGAGCGAGGGCCAGATCGCCGCGAAGCTGTTGGACCACGCATAGAACGCTTCCTCATATTTCACGTTGCCGTATTCCTCGGGGAACCTCTCCTGAATTGTCTTGTAGAACTCCGGGTTCCACGCGAGGTACTTCACGATCCGGTCCATAAAATCATACAGCGGCTTCATCTTGATGCGGATGCCGTCGATGTATTCGACAACCTGCTTTGAGTCCTCAGTACCTTCCCCGAATCCCTCCGCGAAAGTCTCATTGTTCAACAGGATAGCAGGCATGTCGGCCGACACCGCGATGTTTTCCAACACGTTCTTGCGGGCGCCGGTCATCGCCCCTTCGATGTTCGTCAGGTCCAGCGATTCGATTGCGTCCTCGTGGCCGACCGAGATGACATTTCCAACCTTGGCAATCTTGATGAGCTGGCGCTTGATCGCGTTGAAGCCCAACATGATGTTGTCCACCATGGAGCCCTGATTCTTGATCTTGGCGACCAAGATCCCCGCCTTGATCGTCACGAGATCGTCGGTGATCATCGACTGGATGAACGATTTCAGCGGGAGCAACGCGCGCTGGTAGACCGACCGGCCCGTGTAGCCGAACCCCGACGACGTGTAGTCGATATAGATCGGGTCCTCGTTCTGGGTCACCACTGCCCGCGACACGTTGTAGGGCACCCCCGCGACCGACACGGCCATGACCTTGAGGAAGTCCGGCGAGTTCGGGTCTTGGTTCATCGCCTGATTGCCGGACGAGGTATTCAGCGGGTCCAGCACGTTGAACCGAAGTTCGGCCGCATCCTTCCACAAATTCGGGTAATCGATGGGGTCCGTGGGCTTGGCGCCCTTGGGCAGCGCCAGCAGCGTTGAGATCCCGTACACCCGCGCGAGGCTGAATGCCTGGGCGATGATCTTGTCTGACCCGATGTTGTCCCAGACCTTATTGAACTCCTCGACGCACGCACTCTCGGGGCTGTCCGGAACGCTGATCTCGCGGCGCTGGCTCTGCGCCTTGGTGATCGGCGCGTCCACCATCTTTTTCCCAATCGGATGGAGGGTGTAGATTGTCTTCGCCAAACTATAACTGGGCGAATCTCCCGGCAGAATTTCTCCGCACATCAACAGGCTGTTTAGCCCGTTACCGATGGCGCTGCCGCAGGTGAGGGTGCTCGATGCCGGGCCGTCCGTGATGCTCATCTGTCTCAGCTCTCAGGCCGGGAATGGCCCCGGCTGAAAGCTATACACGATTCCGCGAAAGGGTCACCTTGCAGATTGGCGCTTTTCCAGCGATTGAACGCTTGAGGTAATTGGCCTGATCGAGACATTCCTCGTAGGCATGCTGCAACCAATCCCGCAAGCTGAGATCGGTGCGGTCGAGTGTGGTGCCGTATTTGGCAATACCGAACTGCGACCGCCGCAAAAGGTCCGCCCGCACAGCCTCGACGATGGAATCTGTTTTTGTTTCGCTCACGCTTCACCCACCGGCTTGTCGTTGATGCTCACGATCTTTGGCCGGGCCGGTTCCGAGGGCGAGTCCATCGTGTCGTACCACTCCTTGCGGGCATCGGCGGTCTTGAAGAACTTCCACCGCTTGATCCCGTGCTGGCATGTCTCGCACATCTCCGCGAGGTAGACCATTTCGGCCGGCATCAGCGTTCCCTCGCCGCTCATGTCGTCAAACTGGACGAGGTAATACTCTTCGGCCACCGTCTGCACGATCTCGCCGGTCCGGAAGCACTCGCCGTCATCTACGAAAATAAAATTCATCATCGTTTTTCCTCCGGGGCCGACTTGCCGATCCTGTACCATTTCGCCCTCGACATCCCCAACTTCTCCCATGGCTTCGTCGCGGTCAGGGTCTTGTGCTCCTCGCCCTTGCGAGGGGGGCCGACGCGAATGGCCCCTCCTAGCACCTTCTCAATTGCCCCGCCCCCAATGGCCTTTGTGACGGCCTCTCGCGAAATGGGCTTGTCTACCGTGACCTTGAACGCGGTGGATGCGCGCTTCTTTTTGGTCTTGCCCTTCTTCTTCGGTTTGGCCTTCTTGGCCGGTTTGGTCCCTCGCGGCGCCAGTTGCGGCTTTGCAACGTTGGCAGCGCCCGTTCCTTTGCCGCGCGCCTTGGGGGACGCTGTGCTGGGATCGCTGGTCGTAGCCGCTCCATGCTGGAGCCCAGATGGCGTAGAATCCGGATTGGTAACCGGACTTCCGGCGCCGCGAGAGTTCTTCGTCGCATTACCAGGGCAGCCACCGAGCCGGTGGCGCTCCCCGCAGATGCGGCATTTCGGTAAATCCATCAGGCTTTCCCCTTGCGCGCCATCTTCGACATCAGCGCCCGCAGCCGCCGAACGCGGCGCTTCCAGCCCTTCAAGCGGGCATTGGCGCGGGTTTGAGTTCTATGGAACTCGCGCTCTTTCGCTGGATTAAATGGGTGAATGCTCCAGTTGTCCACCATATCGACATGTGCGTGGATCGTGACGTCGCCCGGTTCTTCGATGGTCATCTCGAACGACCTCATCGCACCGACACCTTCGCATCTTCGCACAGCCGAAGGTTCGGGCTCACGATAATCGTCCGGTCGCCCGTCCACTTCGGAAACTCATACGACCCTGGCACGTCGCTGTCGTTCATGATGCATACGTGGAATGGCAGATCGAACCGGGCCATCGCATGCGGGGCCAGCACCGCAGGGCACACCGCGTCGGCCATCGCCATAATACAGAGCGGGATGAGCTGGATCATTTCAAATCACCCCTGCACGGATCAGTGGCACCATGACCTTGTAGCAGTCGTCGCATACCAAATCGGTTTCCTCTATTGGCACGTCTGGAAATTCCGTGGCAGCCTCAGCCAGAGATTCATCGTCGCTCCAACCTTTCTCAAATACGACGCGACAAGCAGCACACCGATAGTGTGTTTTTGGATCAAAGTCGGCCATCAATTCATCTCCCGGTGGATGTGCCGCAGCAGCCACTCCGAAACTTCCTCGTCGCGCGCCAGCTCCGCAATGAACTCCTCGGCCACGTCGTCAATGGCCTGTTCCGAGCAGCCGTGCTCCCGCAGCACGCGGCGGATGTCGCGCTCCAGCATCTCGCGAAGTTTGGGGTCGATCCCGCTCATCTTCCCGTGTACTCCGTCTGGTTGTTGCCGTTGCCGACGTGCGATTCCTCGAAATATCCCTCGTTGTCCTTGTTGCGCGCATCAGTCTGCCGCTGCATGGCACTACCTTGCCAATCCTCAATCCGATTGGATGCCATGGTCTCCTCACGAAGTTCGATGAACGCGAACCGCTTCACGAACGTGGCGAACTCCTCGCTGCGGAATACCAGATCCCCGCACTTGCCGAGCGCGCCCTCGTGCTGGCCTGCGAATAATCGGCAATGGACGTGACCGCCGCGCGTCTCGTGGTAGAGCCGGAAAATCATCGTCAAACTCCTGCCCGTTTGTTGAGTGCCGCACAGACCTGATCATAGGTCGGCGCGTCGGCCTCGATCTCGGCGTCGATGAACTTCGTGCAATCCCGGCACAGTTCGTGGTCGCCCTGTATCGAACCCCAGAGCGTGCCGCGCAGGAGGTCGAGCGCGTAGTCGTGGACGCTTTCCTTTTCCTTGACGATGTAGGCCGGATCGAACGTCACCTCGAATGGCTTATTGCAGCCGTCGCACCGGAACGTCGCCTCGATCTTGGTTAGAGCCATCCGTCACCTCCCTGCATTGGTGAGACAATTACGTGAGACAATTAATATGAGACAATTAGCCGAAAGTCAATTGTCTCAATGCGCCGGTTCCGTCAACCCCGGCATGTGGGCCTGCTGGTAATTCGCCAGCGCCATCTCAAGGCAGTCCTCGAACGCCCGCCGGGCCTTGGCCTTAAGCTCGCCCCGGCTCAGCCCGTCCATTCTGGCGATGGTCGCTAGGTTCATGCCGAGGTGGTTGATCGACGCGTCCAGCACGTCCTGGGGCCGGCTGGCGTTGCCGCTGATGTCCACCAGCTTGATCAGCAGGGTCTTGACGGCCTGCGAAGGGTCGCGCGTGAGGGCTGGTTTGGTCGTCATTTGAACGTAACTCCTTCGCCGAACTTCCACTCGAAATTGCAGCAATCATCCGCATCTGTGATGATTACCCGAACCGTGGTCCCGATCTGTGCGCCGACGCTGTGACAGTAATGGTGTGCGGCCTTGACCGCTTCCTCGGCGCCAACATTGCGCCGGACATACTCCGACGTTTCGTCCTTGAAAAACTGGACCACGTTGAACTGATCGTCGCTCACCGCCGCTTCTCCAGATCCGTGAGCCGTCGCTCGACGTTGCTCACCCGGAACCCCAAGGTCATCACCTCGTCGTGCATCGCCTGCCCGGCCGCGCGCACGCCCTCCATCAGATAGAGGTTGAAGCACGCCGCCACGATACTCGCCGTGGCAAACGCGCAGAACATCCCGGCCAGCAAGAGCGCCGCAGTCTCCAGCATCTTCGTTGGCCGGCGCCTGCCAGCACGCTTGACTGACGGCGGGACTACGCGTTGGCGCTTCGGGGTGGTGCCCATGTCACTTCTCCTGTGTCGGTGTCTGCGGGGCGGCCTCAATCACGCGCCTTGCATCGGTCAGCAAATGGCCTGCAAAGCAGTCACAAGGGCCACTATCGTTGTCGGCCGGGCATGTGTGGTAATGCTCGTCGCCGAACTCAGCGTAGCCCGTCATTTGGTGGTCTCCCTGCAAGAGTGAGACGATTGTTACCGGATAATTGTCTCACGGTCAATGAGACAATTGGGCAACGAAAAAGCCCCGGTTATCCCGAGGCTTGGTCGCCGTTCTGCACGCTTCAAGTGTCTCAGGGGGCCGGGGTCGCAGCCGGCGCCAGCGACGTATTCAGGTTGCCCAGCGAGGTCGTGATCGTTGCCGCGTCGGTCGTGGCCTGGGCCAGCGCAGCCTGATCTGCCGGGCTCAGCGTCGAGGTGGTCGAGTTCTGGAGCGCCGAAAGCTGCGACTGGATGCTGGCGACCGCCGAAACAATGGTCGGCAGCTCGGCTACAACGGCGTCGAGGGAGGTCTGGAGGGCGAGGATCTGATCGGCCATGGTCTTTGCTTTCTGTTCGAGGGCGGTGAGCCGTTTGAAGATGTTGAGCTGTTCCCACATGGGGTGGTCCTCGTGGGCTGGGCGCTGGATTGAATACCACCGACACAGAACGCGGTCGAGGGGGATTAGTTCAATTTTACTAACGAGGCTTGCGTATTTTGAAACTCCCCGCCTTCTTGATCCATTGCGTGACGGTGGGTGACGCCACACCCCATTTTCCTTCGATCTGTTTGAGGGGCATATCCAATAGATAATCCGCGCATGCCCCGATTCGAACTTCATCAGGATACTGATGAACCGCAGGCCGATGTCTCTGACGGCGCGTTGCCATCAGAATGGCCGGCGAGTAAGCGGCTCTCGTACTTCCTCCGTACAGAATGGGTAATCGTCGCACATATGTTTGTGCCCGAACTCCCGACCGTACTCATCAACCAAGTCGATTGATTGAGTGGCGCGGCGCCCGCACATGGCGCAGAGCTTTTGCGGGAACGGGACCACTTCAGCCATCACAGCTTTACCCCGTGCTCGACCAGCGCGTTCGCCAGATTGACCGTCCGCTCGACGTATAGCTGCTGGCTTCGCTCCGAGCGTGGCGACGAATATAGCCCGGCTCCCTGCAAAAGCGAATGTGAGACAATTAGCACCCATCAGCCGGTTTGGCTAGAGCCGCTTGCGCAATTGTCCCATCAATGTCGATTGGCAGCGCCGTTGCCGTGTCAATGATCTCACGCAAGGCGCGTAGGTCGTCGCGCTCGTAAATCAGGAACACGTATGTTTCGTCAAACTTGTATTCGCCAGCCCGAGTGACGGCCATCTCCATCGGGTAGGACTCGCCGCGCTCCAGCATCCCATCCAGCCGATCAATAGCCTCGCCGCTGTCGTGGGCATCGACCCAGTTGAGCATCTGGTAGTACCAGTCGAACTCTCCGACATTCTCATGCTTCACTTGGATATCATCGAAAGCCCACTGCACGCCTTGAGCATAGAGCGTGCCTGCGGGCAATGTCATGAAAGTCTGGTGATTGACGCATCTCATCTGGATTCTCCCTGCGGTGAGACAATTAGCAGGCCACGGCCGGAAGGGCAAGAGGCTAGAAGCCGTCCGGCCCCCCCAAGCCGATTGCAATTCCGTAGCTGAAAGTATCGAGCGCGTCATCGTCCACCTGCTGTTTATTCCCTACGCGAAAACCGAGCACTTGCGACAGTAAATGATTCCGGGTCACGGCCTTGTACTCCACCACTTTGTGGAATGCGTGATCGCTGATTTTTACCGACCCCTGATAGACATAACTCGATACCGAAAGCGCCCGTTCCGATTTGCCCATTGCGGTAAGTTTGCTGTCAATCGCGTGCGCCCTCAACCCTTTTCGCTGCGCATGCTGCAACAGAACCATCCCGCTCGCCTTGTCCTCGATCCATGCCCCCAATGAGCCATTTCGCGCTCTGCACTTTATTGCGAGAGCTTCGAGGTTTTGGAATACGGTCGGAAGCCATACCTCAAGCAGCGAGCCCTCGATTTGAAGAACGTCATAGTCCAGAATTATGAGCGGGTGATTCACTCGGCCCTGCATGGTACGCGCCCAATACGTGATCGCGGTTCCATCATTTTCTTTTCCCGTCTTGACTGCCGTGTCAATTGTCGCAAACA